TCCTAAATTTTAAAGACTTCTGTTTCTTTTATAAAATATTGTGCTTCTGGACTATTTTTTTCAGCATCAGTAATAATCATATCACCTTGTGAATTTACATGTTTTACACAATTTGGTAATCTACCATATTTATCTTTACAAGGATTTATAAAATAAGTCATTCCAACTTTTCCATAAACACTTCTTAAAACAATAATATTTTTGGAATATATTCCTTTATTTTCAGTACTCATATTAATTCATTAATTATATAAAAAATAAGTAAGGGAGAAACTTAATCTCCCTTACAATATCTTAGTCGTTATTTATCAAATCTCTCTTAAAATAAAGCTTCTGTAAGCATTAAATACACCTACTCCACTATCATTGTTATTAACTATATGTTACCATATAGATTAGACTATATCTTCAATTTAATCATCAATATATTTAAATGTATATCCATGCGTATGATTTCTACCACCCTTAATTACATCTCTACATTTAGGATGTATTTTGGCACAATCAGTAATAGTATCCCATACTTTTACTAATTCTTTAGTATTATAATCATATTGTCCTACTTTTTTATTTTTAATTATATTTCCTTTATATGGAATAAATTTATCTAGTTTTTCATAAGAAAAATAATATTGATTATTAACTAGATTTCCTTTTGTAATTCCACTTTTAATAGTTCCATAAGGAATATTTAAATTTTCTGATGCAGATTGTAATCCTATATATTCATTTATATAATTTTTATTATTATCATAAACTATAACAGGTCTATTTCTTAAATTAAATAACCTATTAATTTTAATTATATTTTGAATACTATCAGGATCTTTTGTCCAAAATGATTCTTTATATATTTTCTTTTTAGAAACTGCTTCATTTAAAGAATCTTTAGATAAATTTAATTCTTGAATAGCTTTTTCAGAATTTTTAAATATTTTTTGTAAATTTCCAGAAAAATCAAATTGATATAATTCAGAATGTTTAGATTTTCTATATTCCTCTATATTTATTTGATTTTCATAACTCCAATAACTTTCAAAAGCACTATATTTATTAATAGCAGCCATATGAAATCTATTAGAATTACAACTATAATATTCTATTATATCTGATATACTATTCCAAGTTTTAATTAAATCTCCATTATAATTAAATTGATACATAATTTTAAAATTCCATGCACCATGTATTCCTCCAGTTTTTATATTATAATTATTATCATTTTTTATAAATTTTAATGTAACTATTTGTGCTTCTTTATCATAAGCATCTTGTTCATTATCATATATAAATAATGTTGTTCTTATAAAGGAATTATACCCATATTTTTTTAAAGCATATTGATATGCTGTTTTGGGATTTTCTAATGAGTAACCTACATATATTCCATTACCTATATAACCATCAAAAATATCTGGGTTATTAGTTTTATGTACACCTATATATATTTTACCATTTTCTTTGTTTGTAGTTTGATATACTATATATTTCATATTAAATCACTTTTTATTTCGGCAATTAAGCCTACGTGTATTACACTAGTCGTTGAACCTCTTTAATAAATGCCCTTACAAGAGTCTATATTAAAATTGGCTGCTGATTGTCCTAACGTATTAGGGTTTTCCAGCAATTAAAAAAGTTTTTTGGGACCTATAGTAGTTAAGCTTTATGCAACTTTTCTATAAGTTAAGCCCCAGTTAATTAATTTAGAACCAGCAACAGGGCTAGAAACAACTCCTGAAGATAATCCATCTAATCCACCAACACCTGGGAATTTATTAGTAATAAAATCTCCACCTTTTAATGTAAACATTTGAATTGGTGGTTCTGCAGAAGTTTTGTCTGCAGTTAAATCTAAGCATAAGCAATAACCTTTATCATAACCATACTCTCTTGAGAATGTACGATCAACTTTAAATGATACTTGGTTTCCTGCAAATTCGTAAGTTTGGAATGTTGCTCCAACTTTTACATAATCATTAGCTTGTTTAGAGTATAGATATGTACCGTTAGTTTTAAATTTAGATAACCAGTCTCCAAGACTTGTTTGTAAATCATTCCAACATTTTTCGTTACAAATAAAGATATATTTATTATCTGTTGGATGTGTAGCTTTAGCATTTAACGTTGATAAAGCTGTATTTAATACATCTACAGTTAATTTAGAATATGCATATTTAGATGCAAATCTTTCTACTTGAGGAATAATTCCATCGCCTATATAAATAGGTCTATTAGTATCTGGATCAACGATAGTTGGTTTTCCGTTTATATCTACATTACATTTATTGAATAACAAACCATTATTTCTAACATATAAGAAGTTGTCAAGTAATACTTTTTCCTTCTTATCCATCTTATAAATAGTTTCTGTTAAATTACCTTGTCTTTCACCTTTAGCAATAGAAATAAATGTATCTTCGTGAGCAGCATATAAAGCTGAGTAAGAATCATCTACACGGTGTGTAGTAATATAATTTCTATGTTTTTCAATGTTAGATTGATATTTTACGTATCCTTCTTCCGTTAGAACCTTATATATTACTATATAAGACTGACTATATCATTAACTATCTAAATATTTATATATATGTTGTTTATGTGTTTGATTTGTTCCAGCTAATACCTTCCATACAGAAGTTCCATTTTCATTAGCTGCCTATGTTGCGGATTCATATTCTTTAACTAATACATTATCTAGTGTAAATTTGCCAACTTTACGTTTTATACGTTTATTTGGCTTATTATATATAGTTAATTTTTCTAATCCCCACATATATCCTAATTCATCACACTGTTTTAGACGAATAGATTTAGTTATATTTGTTTTATAAGTAAGTTCTGCTTCTAATTGAGAATCAAAAGCTTTAATAAAATTTCCATTAATATCATATTGATATACTGGACGTATTTTTAAATATTTTGATTTAGCTTTATCATAAGTATCTTCTTTTACAAAAGATAAATAAAATTTATTTCTAAAACAAGAACCTATCATAGCATATTTTTTTAAAGCACCTTGAGTACTTTTTAATTTTCTAGCTGCATCAGTTAAAGTTTTATATCCACCTAAATATTTACCATTTATATTATAAACAAATATATTAATAGCATGATTTAAACCTAAATTATATTGTGATAAATCAATTTTTTCTAATTTATCATTACTCCATAAATATTTTTTAGCTATACTTCTTTTTCTAACAGCATAAGAAATTAATGTATAATCACAATTTAATTTTAATGCTGCATCTGCATAACTTTCATATTCATTAACATAATTTCCATTTAAATCATATTGATAGACTTTTAATCTATTAGAAATAAAATATCCTCCCAAACCACCTAAAACCATATTATATACATCTGAACGCTCTAAAAATTTTTCATTTACTAATTGTTCTTCTAAATCAGAAGCTTCTTCAGCAGTATTAAATATTGCAATAGTATATCTTCTAAAATTTTTAGGTCCATATTTTTTAACTGCACACTAAAAAGCAGTTTTTGCATGTTCATATGTATATGGTTGTGTATTATATATTCCATTTCCTAAATATCCATCAAATATTTCTGGATTTTTTGTTTTATGTAATCCAATATATATTTTATTATTTACTAAATTTATTGTTTTATAAACAATATATTTCCAATTATTTTCCATAGTTATTTACCATTTTAAATTATTAATTTATTAATAATCTTACGCCTTACGGCTAGTCGATGAACCTTAATATTAATTTCCTGCTATATTAGGATAAAAAATATTCTTGGCTGCTGATTGTCCTATTTTAAATAGGAGTTCCCAGCAATTAAGTAAATTTTTCAAAGTAGCTCACGCTACTAAGGCACAAAGAATTTTATGCAATTCAGGCATTGCAACACTCTAGAATCTTGTTGTATCACCAACTTGGCAACCATCAAGTTCAAGAACTGTCTTATAGTCATTATCAATTAAACGTCCCTATACTTCCCAGAAGTTATCTGCTTTTCTAATAGGTCTGCTAACTACAATAACTTGTTGCATTGTTTTATCTATCTTAAATATATCATATTTCTCATAATATCTTTCTTTAAATGCAAATGTAATTTCAGTACCATCAGCACCGTCTCCTTCAGGAACTGCTGCAAATTCTATACGTTTAATATAGTTTGTTTCAGTTTCCCATTCAAAGTACATTGAATCTATTGATTGATATTTATTTTTTGATCCTTTAGCATCTTGATAAAAAATATTTCTAAGAGATTCAGTTAAATAAGATGCTGTTAATTCAGGATATAATCTACTTACTATACCTAATTTGTAAGGTTTAGTTCCTAAAAACTTATAAAAATCTTCATAAGTTCTAGTGTCGCCCATTGTAGGACGGTTTGTCACAAAGTTTGCTACAATCATTTTTTCTTATATTTTAAAAATTAATCTAAATCGTCAACCGATTTGTATTTATTTTCAGCAAAAGCAGTTATTGGTTGCTATTGTTGTTGTTTATTAGTTGGTTGGATAACTACGTGAGGTGTGCCATTTCTGGCATCTTCTACACCTTTAGCGTATGCTTGTTTCCTAACTTCAGTAATCTGTTTTGAAAAATATTCTTGAATATTATCTAATGCATCCGCACCTCTTAGAGCAAACCACGCCATTCTTGTTAATGTATCTGGATCATTAAGTGCCTTACCTAAATAACTATTTCCTGCCTAATCTCTTCCTAGTATAAAATCAGCAATTTCTTCTTTATCATCATCATCTAAAGATACATCTAAGGACCCAATAGAGTCCATGTTTCCAATAGATTGTAATATATTTTGCTGAAAAGCCTACTATTGTTCCAATTGTTCTTGTTCTTGAACAGCTTGTTGCTAAGCATTCTAATCTTCTTCTAATTGTTTATATTCTAATCTCATCCCATCTACTTGTTTTTGATACAAAGTAGGATTATCCTTAGCCTATTGTAAGGCAGTAGCTACTTCTTCATCAGTGATGTCATTAGCTCTAGCTTTTAAATCATAAACAAATAGTTCGTCATCAGAAAGATCATCAACAACATAAGAAGGTTCATTTGGAATAGTTTGTGCAAACTATTGAGCACCTTCTTGCATTGTTCTCTATACAAATTCATCTGGAGACATTCTAGATAATCTAAGTTGATTTATTAAACTGATTTCATCATCATTTAAATCATCAGTTGCTGTAGGTGTAGTATCGTTTAATATATTAAACTGTTCCTCTTTTGTTAACTGGTTCCAAGGTCTAGCTTGGATATTTCCATCCTCGTCTTCAAATTTTATTTGATTAGGATCTTCTATACCTTTAGCTCTTAATAAATTTGTAATTACATCATCTTTCTCGTCTGGAGCATTATTTATTTCTGTATATGTTCCATTCTAATCTGTCTCCTAAGTATTTTCACCTAACCAAGGTTTTTCAAAATTGGTATCTGC